CCTTGTACTCGGTGAAGATGCCGAAACAACGACAAAAAACATTGAAACATTTAAGCAAGTATTTGACGCTGCTGTACAAAAAGTAGTGGACGACCGCCTTGCAGGCAAGTCACCAACAGTCGGCAACAGCACGCAAGCACAGGGTGCGGAAGAATTAGCACGTGAACAATTCGCACGTGCACTAACAGGAGGGGCAAAATAATATGGCAAATTCGATTGCATATGCAACTATCTTTCAGCAAGAACTGGACAAGCAGCTATTAGTAGGCGCTACATCTGGCTGGATGGAACCAAATTCAAACCTGGTCAAATATAACGGCGGTAATGAAGTAAAAATCCCCAACATCTTAATGGATGGCTTAGGGGACTATGACCGGGCAGACGGCTTCGTCAAAGGCTCTGTCACGATGACATGGCAAACACACGAGCTAACTCAAGACCGTGGTCGTACATTTTCCATTGATTCAATGGACGTAGAGCTTGACGCATACCGTTACAGCAAAATTGCAGCACTTGCCATCGCTGCAAGCAAAGCATCAGGCGGTTATGATCCTGACGATGCCACAATTTTAAATAAGCTGCTGTACGATATTGCCACAATGCAAGATCAAATCGGCGAGGGAGATGCGCTAGTGTTAACGTTGCCCTACACGGTGGCAGCCATCTTAGACAGCAACACCACAATTCAAAAACGCCTTGACGTCATTGAGTTTGAGCAGGGCGGCATTAAAACAAAAGTCAAAGCACTAGATGGCCATCCAATTATTCGCGTGCCGTCTACTCGCTTAAAAACCGCCTATGAATTTTATGATGGAGAAACAACGGGGCAGGAGCAAGGTGGATTTGCCGCAGCAACAGGTGCTAAAGCGATTAACTGGATTATTAGCACACGTAATGCACCAATTGCGATTTCTAAGACCGATAAGGTACGCGTATTTGATCCTAACACAAACCAAAATGCAGATGCTTGGAAACTTGATTACCGCCAATATCACGATTTATGGATTCCGACAAACAAACTTGACGGCGTATTTGTCAACGTTAAGGAGGCGCTGTAAATGTATAAATTACGCAAATTTAACGTAGTCAAAACCGTTGACAGTGCCCGTAAACGTGATGAGCTGCTTGCGAAAGGATTTGAGTTAGTAGCAGAAGAGACAAAAAAGCCCGCTGCTAAAGCTAAAACGGAGGCAGGTGACACGTAATGGATACGTTAGAACGTGTCAAAATCCGTTTAGGCATTCCGACAGACGATGGGCAGCGTGACCAGCTGCTCATCATCCAGATTGAAGATGCGGAAAGTTATTTTAAAGACTATTGCAAGCGCAGGGATATCCCCTTACAAGCACAATCACTTATTGAAAAGTTAGTCGTAGAACTGCGTGAAAGCCACGGCGGCATTCAATCCGAAAAAATCGGGGATACAAGCACTTCGTATTTTGAAGACATCGTATCCACCGAATTAAAGCAGCAGCTCAACCGTTACCGCAAAACACTTATTATGTAGGAGGTACAGCCATGCGACGTAATTGTTTAGCAGCGCGTTACTACACAGACCGTGCAGTAATCTATCGGGCGGAACCATATGAAACGGACTATGGCGAAACAAGACTACAGCCCGATGTTCTCATTTACGATGATGTACCTTGTCGTATTTCACAAAAGGCTTTGCCTAGCAATATGCAAACAGACACGGCCAATGAAATAAGGTACGAAACAAAACTCTTTATTGCACCTAAGTACGAAATCAAGCAAGGCGATAAAATCACCATAACAAGAGGCTTATCCACACGTTTATACACAGCTGGGGAGCCTTTTTTGTATGCCGAGCATCAGGAGATTAGCTTGCAACGTAGGGAGAGAGCGTAATGAGGGCAAGAGTAAAAGTAAATCAACGTGAACTAAAAAAGTTACAGAAGCGTATTGATACAACGGTGAATGAAAATGTAATTGAAGCTTGGATTGAAGAATGCCTACGAGATATGGCCAAAAAACTTGTACGTAAAATTAAAGAGCGTACCCCTGTAAATACAGGTTTATTACGCAACAGCTGGAAAGTTGGCAGCATCAAAAAAACAGGCTCCATATATGAAATAGAAGTTTTCACCGAAGTGGAGTATGCAAAATTCGTAGAAGAAGGCTTCAAAGCCCATTTTGTGCCTGGTTATTGGCAAGGCAATCAATTTGTGTATGATCCAGCCGCCAAAACAGGGATGCAAGTTGGTAAGCCTGGTACGTATGTAAAAGGGCGTTTTATGGTACTACTCGCGGAATTCGATCTGGAACGAGAGAAGAGAGCCTTCTTGCAGCGCAAACAGAAACAATTGCTTAAGGGAATCATCGAAGGGAGAGGTTAAAGGTGGCATCAACAAGTTTTAATGCTGTACGTAAAAGCATCATCAAGCAGTTAAAACAAGCCTATCCAGAGATGAAGGTACACGGTGAAGGAATTGCACAACACTTTCAAGCGCCTTGTTTCTTTGTAGAAATGTTTCCTACTGCTGAAAGTAAAGTATTGGGCAATCGTTATAAACGTTACCACGCTTTCGATATTCACTATTTTTCAAACGAGCACGATAAGAATGACGACTGCCACGAAATGGCGGAACAACTTTACAACCAATTAGAAAACATCACAGTCAATGATGACATATTAATGGGCACAAAAATGGAGCACAGAATAGCTGAAGGTGTGCTTCATTTTATTGTGCATTTCGATACATTCGTCTATAAGGCAGTAGAGAAAGCGCCATTTATGGAAGTATTAAAAACCGGAAGAGGTGATCGCACGTGACAAAAGTTGAAACACCAACAAAGTCACCAACATTTACAAAGCAGCAGCTTGTAAAAAGTCAAAAATACAATGCGCGGCAAGATGCGCTAAATGCATTGCTGGAAGATGATAAAACGTATTCGTATGCACAAGTAGATGCGATTTTAAAGCGCTTTGACAAAGGAGGGAAATAGTTATGGCATTAGGTGGTGGCTTTTGGTTAACCCAAAATAAAGTACTGCCAGGCACGTACCACAATTTTATTAGTGCTGCACGTGCGTTTGTGAACTTATCCGATCGAGGATATGTTGGGCTACCAATCGTTTTGGATTGGGGCGTAGATGGTGAGGTATTTACCGTGACACAAGAGGATTTACAAAAGGACAGCCGCAAAATTTTCGGTTATGACTACACAGATCCGAAATTAAAGGGCATTCGCGATGTATTCAAAAACGCTATTACTGTGTTCTTTTATAAATTGGCAGTCGATGCTGTAGCAGCTCAAAATGATTTCGCTACAGCTAAATACAAAGGAGCACGTGGCAATGACATTACGCTTGTTATCCAAAGTAACGTAGATGAGCCAACAAAATTTGACGTAAAAACATTGTTAGCTGGTATTACAGTCGACGAGCAAATTGCTGTAGCAACGGCTGCTGATTTAGCGGCAAACGACTATGTGACATTTAAAGATGGAGCTACACTTGCCGTTACAGCAGGCACACCGCTGGCAGGTGGCTCAAATGGCACTGCCATTACAGGTGGTGCACATCAAGAGGTATTAGATGAACTAGAAGCTTACGGCTTTAATACACTTGGTTGCTTATCTTCAGAGCCAACAATTAAATCGCTGTACGTAGAGTATACGAAGCGTATTCGTGACCAAGTGGGAGGTAAATTTCAATTGATTGGCCATAAGCTTGGTACTACTGACCACGAGGGTATTATTGACGTACAAAACGATGCGGCAGGCGATGAGGTGTTTGGCGCTGTTTATTGGACTGTAGGTGCACAAGCGGGTGTGCCAGTTAATCGTTCTAATACAAATAAACGCTATGATGGTGAGTTTGAGCTTGATATGTCAGAAACCAAGACGCAGCCACAACTTACCGCGTTAACCAAAAACGGCAAATATGTATTCCATCGTGTAGGTGATGAAATCCGAGTGTTAGAGGACATCAATACATTTACATCCTTTACAACTGATAAAAATGAGGATTTCGGCATGAATCAAGTGATTCGAGTACTTGACCAAATTGCGATTGATACAGCTATTTTATTCAACAACCGTTATCTCGGCGAAGTACCGAATGACCAAGATGGGCGCATTTCACTCTGGAATGACATCGGTTCGCATCGCATGGAATTACAACGCATTCGTGCAATTGAAAGCTACAATAAAGACGAGCTTACTGTAGAGCAAGGCGAATCGAAAAAGGCTGTTGTTGTCTATGAGGTTGTCAATCCTACTGTGGCGATGTCACAGCTATATATGACAACAACGGTAGCATAAGGAGGAGTTTATATGCCAGAAACAACAATGCATGCACGTGATGCCGTACATGGTGCGCAAGGTGTGGCGTGGGTAACCATTGAAGGGAATCGTTACAAATTTGCGCAGCTAATCAATATTGAAGCGCGCATGGAGAAAACGAAGACACAAATACCGATTATGGGGAAAACAGGGAAGGGCAATAAAGCGACAGGCTGGGAAGGAACAGGCTCAGCTACTTTCCACTATAACACGTCAATATTCCGTCAATTGTTGAAACGCTATAAAGATACAGGGGAAGATATTTACTTTGATATCCAAATCACGAACGAGGATGGCTCAGCTAAAAATGCAGGGCGACAAACAACTATCTTAAAAGACTGTAATTTAGATGGAGGTATTGTCGCTGCGCTAGACGCCGATGCAGAATACTTAGAGGATTCCGTGGACTTCACGTTTGAGGATTGGGATTTACCAGAAGAATTTGACGTATTACCAGAAATGCAATAAGAGGGCTTGCTACGGCAGGCTCTTTTATTTTGAAAAGGAGTGGAAGTAATGCGTGTTCGCATGACGGTAAACAACTTGAAGAAGCTTCAAAGCTTATTAACCAAGACAGTTAATTTGCTTGAGGAACTAGAAGGAAATATTGAGCAAATAAATAAATTCGAACTCGATGTTGAAATGGATTTAGAAAAAATAGCTAGCAAAGTATCAGAAAAAATAACTGAAAGTATGGAGGAAATGACAAATGAGTAACTTACAAGCGTTTTTCGCGCATAACAAAAAGAAACAGGACAATATTAAGCGAGCGATTTCAAAAAGTTTCGTTGACGAAAACGGAAATGCCGTTGAATGGGAGTTTGCGCCAATCTCACCAGAACGTGACGCAGAGCTTAAATCGGAATCTACAAAGCGCTCTTTGATTACACAAGGTAAGCGCAAAGGGCAGTACAACACTGATTTTGACCACTTTAAATACCAGCGTCTTTTAACAGTTGAATCTATTGTATTCCCTAACCTAAATGACAAGGAGCTGCAAGATTCGTATGGCGTTTTAGGAGCTGATGAATTGCTAGGTAAAATGCTCACAATTGGCGAAATTACAGATGCAGCAAAAGTAGCGCAAGAAGTAAATGGCTTTGAAATTGAGCTAGACGAACTAGTAGAAGAAGTAAAAAACTAATTGAGGACGGCGACGGTGACGCAAACGTCATGCACTGGTGGGTGCATAAAATGCGTCGTCTGCCGTCCGAGTATATGGCTTTGTCTTTAATAGATAGAGCGTGCGTTATCGCTTCGTTGCAAGTGAAAATCGAGGAAGATAAAAAGGCAGAACGCGAATCTAAACGTGCGAGTAAGGGGAAAGGTAGAAAGCGATGATAATTTTGTAGAATTATGAAAATAGGCGTAGAAATTCCTCGATTTCCTTAGTATAGTATTATTAGTACATAAGGAGGGGATTTTATGAAAAAAATAGGTATGCTGTTATTGTTATCAATCTTACTTGTTGCTTGTGGTCAAGCGAGTGAAAACGGTAACTCTAATAATAATCAAAATGAAGTAAAAACAGATGATGAAAATGCAGGGGAAGAAATAGCAAATACAGAGGTTGAGAAAGAAGATGAAGAAAATGAACCTGTCGTAGAAGAAACTTTAACTATTACAAAAGGTGAAACTTTAGTAATTGAAGACTATGCAGAAATTACGGTTAATGATAATGTTTTCGGGAAACGCATTGACCCGCCAAACCCAGGTTCTTTTTATTCATATTACGAAATTAAAGAGGAAGGTGAAATTTATTTAGATACTATTGTAACAGTGAAAAGTTTACTGACATCTAGTAAATCATCTGATGAATTTATTAATGTGAAAGTTATGTATGATGATAAATATGAATACAGAACTTTTTCGACTTTAGAGGATAAAGGTGGGGCTGATTTCACTTATACGAATATAACATCAATCGAGCCATTAAAAACAGGTGTTTTACATTATATCGCTTCTTTGCCTGAAGAAGTGGAGAATGATGGAAAGCCATTAAAAATTATTATTTCTGCCAAGAATCTTGATTATGAATTAGTAATTAGATAATTCCCCTAAAAGCACTCAATCAGAGTGCTTTTTATTATGCCGAAATGAGGTGAAAACATGGCGACAATAAGAACATCTATTAATATGGTCGATAATTTAAGTCCTATATTTCAATCAATCAACAGTGCCCTTCAACTAACTATTAGCGGTTTTGAAAACCTTCAAGACGCTTCGGGGAATGCTGTTGATGTTTCACGTCTACAGCAAGCTCAAAGAGAATTAGCTAAAGTTGATGCAATGTTCAATCAAATTGAAAATGAGATTCGAGAAAGCGAAAATGCGCAAGGACAATTTAATAATAAAATTCGTGATGGCACAGGTGCTATGGACGGTTTAGCGGGAAAAGTAGGAGCTTTGATTGGCGCATACTTATCTTTTCAAGGTTTAAAAAATATTTTGGGGATGGCTGATGAAGCAGCTAACACTACAGCACGTCTTGCTATTATGAATGATGGCTTACAATCAACCGCTGAATTAAACGAAAAGATTATGGCGTCAGCTAATAGAACCTATTCCTCTTTTGCCGATACAGCCGATATGGTTTCGAAATTGGGTGTTTTAGCGCGTGATGCCTTTGCAAATAATGACGAAATTATCGCATTTTCAGAGTTGCTAAATAAACATTTTGTCATTTCAGGTACGTCAGCAGAAGGAACGCAAGCAGCTATGTTACAACTGACACAAGCGATGGCTTCAGGGGCTTTGCGAGGCGAAGAACTTAACTCAGTGATCCAACAAGCACCAACATTGGTACAAAATATAGCCGACCATTTAGGCGTTAGTACAGGGCAAATTAAAGAAATGGCTGCTAAAGGGCAAATCACAGCAGATGTAGTTAAGCGAGCTATGTTTGCAATGGCAGATGAAACAAATGAACGATTTCAGTCCATGCCAAATACCTTCACGGATATTTGGAATAGAATAACAAACGAGATTAGTTCTATCTTTGGAGATTTTTTCGCTAAACTAACCAGTATTTCAGACTCTGAACGTTTTAAAGAGGTATTATTGGATATAGTATCCGTACTTAGTATGGTAGCGATTGTAGCCGAGTTTGTTGTCGATGCATTGATTTGGGGAGCTAATTTTGTGATTGATAATTGGTCATGGGTAGGACCAATTATTTTAGGGGTTGCGGGTGTTTTACTGACCTTATTAACTTATATCAACCTTGTAAGGGTTGCCATAATAATAAAGACTGCTGCTATTTGGGCTTGGAATGCTGCATTATACGCCAACCCCATCGTATGGGTTATCATAGCCATTATAGCAATCATAGCCATTATTTACTTGGCTGTCGCAGCATATAACCACTTCGCCGATAAATCAGTTAGTGCAACAGGAGTTGTAGCAGGAGTGTTTTTAGCTTTAGGAGCAACTATTGCTAATGCATTTATTTATATTTGGAATATAGCTGTCGAAGTATTCACTGAAATTTATAACATTTCTGCTAGTGTGGCGGAGGGGTTAATTAATATATTTAGCGGAGACCTAAATGCTATTGGTCGTATGTTTGCGCAATTGGGCGATAATGCATTAAGCGTTTTACAAAGTATAGCTAAAGCGATGGACTTTGTGTTAGGCACAAATTTTGCCGATTCATGGGGACAGTGGCGAGAAAATTTACAAGCTTGGACTGATGAAAAATTAGGTGAAAACAAGCATAAAATCAAGCGTATGGTAGCAGAAGATTGGCAATTAAATACTTTCGATATTGTCGAAGCATATGGAAAGGGGTCTGAATGGGGCGAGAATCTTTTTAGTCAGAAGAAAGAAAAAGGAAGTAGCTCTATAGAAGCCGCTATTAATAATGCCCTAGCTCTTGGTGGCAAACTAGATGCGGGCAATGACGCAGCTAAAAAGACAGCGAAAAACACTGGGAAAATGGCGGATGGTGTGAAATTCCTCAATGACGAACTAAAATACCTACGCGACCTAGCTGAGCGTGAAGCGATCAACCGCTATACAACTGCGGAAATCCACCTCGATGCACGTAGTGAAAACCATATTAATAGTGAAGCAGACATTGATGGAATCATCGATAAGTTTGTAGAGAAATTAGAAGAGGCAGCGGAAACGGCCGCAGAATGGGAGGCAGACGATGTATAATTTTTTTATAGATGATGTGCAACTGCCTGTGGCTCCTACGTCTATGTCTATGCAAATTAGTAATAAAAACGATACAATCATTTTAATGAATGAAAGCGAGGTTAACATCCTCAAAAAGCCTGGTTTAACTGATATTGAGTTTGAAGTATTGCTTCCGAATGCCAAATATCCGTTTGCTGTCTATCCTTCAGGCTTTCAACCTGCTTCCAAGTATCTTGAAAAGCTTGAAAAATTAAAACTATCACAAGAGCCATTCCAGTTCATCGTCAATCGCACGAAACCAGATGGCTCTTTATTATTTGACACAAATATGACTGTATCACTTGAAGATTACGACATCGAGGAAGATGCAGGTGAAGGCTTTGACATAACAGTGAAGGTACGATTGAAACAGTATCGTCCGTATGGTACAAAAAAGCTTAACCTTAAAACGAGTACAGCTAATCAATCCAATAGCACCAATACCGCTGCTGTTAAAAAAGCAACAGCGAACGTAGAGAAGCAACGTCCAACTACAGGTAAGCAAACACCAAAGACGTACACAGTGAAAAGTGGTGATACGTTATGGGCAATTGCTAAAAAGCAGTTAGGTGATGGCTCGAAGTACGCTGAGTTAGCTAAACTGAATAACCTTTCCAATCCCAACCTTATCAAAGTAGGGCAGGTGATTAAGCTTGGCTAAAAGTCAATTAATCATTATGTCGCGCGGTCGAGTTTTCGAATGTGCAGTTGAAGAAGGCATCGTATGGGAAACACAGCGAAAAGGTGCACCAGGCAAATTAACTTTCAACGTGATGAATGATGAGGCGCTAGGCTTTCATGAAGGTGATGGGGTACGCTTTGATTATGATGGAAAGAAAGTATTCTTTGGCTTTATCTTTACAAAGAAGCGTTCCAGTAATCGAATGATTACAGTGACGGCATTCGACCAACTTTATTACTTCAAAATGAAGGATACTTACAATTTTAAAGCTAAAACAGCTGCGCAAATTTTACAAATGTTAATCGCTGACTTTCGCCTGAAGCCAGGTATTATTGCGGATACAAAATATGTGATTAAGTCACAGTTGGAAGATACTACAGAGCTCTTTGGCATCATGGACACCGCACTCGGACGCACCACACAAAATACAGGCGTCTTATATGTGTTATATGACGATTATGGCAAGCTCAATTTACGCGATGTCAAAATGCTCAAATTAGATATTTTAATTGATGAAGAGAGTGGCGAGACATTTGAGTACACGTCTTCCATTGCCGATAACACGTACAATAAAATTAAATTGACACGTGAAAACAAGGAGACAGGGAAGCGTGAAATCTTTATTGCTCAACATGGTGAAAATATTAATCAGTGGGGCGTATTGCAATATACGGATAAGGTAGAAGAGGGCGAGAACGGCAAAGTGAAGGCAGATGCTTTATTAGCGCTTTATAACCGCAAATCGCGTAAGCTTCATATAAATAAAGTATTTGGCGATGTACGCGTGCGAGGCGGCTCAACAGTAGGCGTGCAGATGTATTTAGGTGATCTAACAGTCGCTAATTATATGATGGTCGAAAAGGTGAAGCATACTTTTTATGAAAGCGATCACCGCATGGACTTACATTTGATTGGAGGAGATTTTATTGCGTGATGCTGGGGATGCTTTAAAAGTTATTAAGCGTAGCGCCAACAAAACACAGCGCGCTGCGAAACCCGCTGATATTTTATACGGCACAGTCATAAGCGTTGCACCATTAAAGGTACAGATCGATGCGAAGCTCACCTTAGAAGCTGACGATTTAAAGCTCACACGTGCGGTCATGGATTATGAAGTAGAAATGACAGTAGACCATGTAACTGAAAATCGAGCTGGGGGAAGTGGAGATGCTGAATTTGCTTCACATAATCACGACTATAAAGGGAGAAAAAAGTTCTTAATTCACAATGGTTTAATCATTGGGGACAAGGTGACGATGATACGTGTACACGGTGGACAGCAGTATATCATTATTGATAAAGAGGTGGTCGAATGATTCCGCAAAACAATAATTTCGAGGATTTAACGGCAGATTTTGAGCAAGAGCAGCAGCCATCCAGAACTTATCGCATCGACCACGAACGCAAGCGTATCGTCGGCTATGTCGATGAGCGTGAAGCGATTGAACAAGCCATATACAAGGCACTTAGTACCGAGCGCTATGACCATTTAATTTATAGCTGGAACTATGGTGCGGAGATAGCTAAATTGTTTGGCCAACCCATACCTTATGTTTATAGTGAGCTACAAAGGCTCGTTACAGAGGCATTAACACACGATGACCGCATCGACAGTGTTGATGCTTTTTCATTTAGTCACATTAAAAACAAGGTACACATGTCTTTCACTGCTCATACGATTTACGGCGCAGTTGAGATTGAAAGAGAGGTGACCATCGCATAATGTTTGAACACCAAACGTTTGAAACCATTGTTGAGCGAATGTTAGAGCGTATCGGTAATGACGTTGATAAGCGCGAAGGGGCGATTGTTTACGATGCAGGGGCAATGACCGCAAAAGAGCTGCAAGAAATGTATATTGCACTCGATGGCATCATTTTAGAAACGTTTCCCGAAACAGCTTCTCGCCCGAATTTAATACGGCGCGCGGCTGAATATGGCGTGCATCCTTACGAGCCGACACATGCGATTTTAAAAGGTGTCTTTAGTCAAGACATCCCAATAGGCTCTCGATTTTCGTTGGGCGAGTTGAACTATATTGCAGTGCAACGTATTGCACCTAAAGAGTACGAAATGCGCTGCGAGGAAGTCGGTATCATTGGCAACACACAATTTGGCGCTTTAATTCCTATCGAGTACATTGACGGTCTACAGACTGCTGAGTTAACAGAGCTACTTATCCCTGGTGAGGATGAGGAACCTACAGAAGATTTTCGCAGACGTTTTTTCCTCACACGTAGGCAAATACCTTACGGCGGCAATCGAGACGACTACACGCAAAAGGTGATGGCTATACAAGGTGTTGGTGGCGTAAAGTCATACCGCACACCAGCAGGCGGCGGCACAGTCGGTATTACAATTCTTGATTCGGACTTTAATCCGCCTTCTCAGGCTTTAATTGATGAGGTGCAGACGGTTTTAGATCCGATTGTAAATAGTGGCGAAGGTTTGGGCGTAGCGCCATATGGGCATCGTGTGACGGTTCGAGCTGTTGAGATCGTTCCAATTGATTTATACCTGAAGCTCGTTTTATCCAATGTGACACCAGGGCAATTGCAATACGAAGTTGAAGAAGCAGCGGCAGAGTATTTGTTAGCCCTACGTAAAGAATGGGCCAATACGGATGTTACTGTCATTAGGCAACTACACATCGAGTCAAGTTTACTCGATATCACAGGCATTCATGATGTAACGGAATCCACTATTAATGGTGCAGATGGTAACCTTGTCTTATTAAAAGACCAAGTACCTGTATTGGGGGCGGTGACATTAGATGCGTGATAATCGTGTTTTTCGTAACTTGCCGCCAGTCTATGACGAGCTACTTGAAATGGAAAAATTGAGTGAAACGGTAGCTGTTGAACTGGATGAGCTAGATGTGGCACGTGAAAAAGTCGAGGCAGAGCAATTTATTATGACAGCCAGTGAAAAAACAATCAGAACACGCGAGCGCGGTTATGATATTCGCGCCGATCCATCAATTGAAACGTTAGATTTCCGGCGCAGACGTTTGATTGTACGGCAATCTACACGTTTACCAATCACGCAGCGCAAAGTACATGAAATTATTAATGAACTAGTAGGCTCGGTTAATTGGGAAGAAAGGTTAAACGTAGAAACATGTGAAACACTCTTTATTTTTGATGCTTCCGAAGCGTCTGTAGATAAAGAAATCGACTACACATTAGAACGCATTCTACCGCTAAATATTGCGCTGAAGATAGCTAGGAGAATCACCACAAAGGTATATGTACCAAGCAGTATAATCAGTGGCTCAGAAGTCACCCTGTACCCGATGAACATCGAGGACATCAATCAGCAAATCGCCAGCAACAATCTAGCAGCTTTAAAAACAGCTGCAACAATCACAATAATGCCCATGTAAGAAAGGAGTGGTCTTGTGGCACAATTCGGCACAATCATTACAAATATTGGGCTGGCTCAAATCGCAAACGCCCAAGTAAGCCAATCAAAAGTAGGCTTAGAATACATCGCACTAGGCGATGGCAACGGCGCTCACTACGTTCCGACGCAAAACCAATTAGCACTAGTCAACGAAGTTTGGCGAGGTGCAGTAGCCAACGTCACAATAGACGAAACAAACGAAAATCGAATCATTGTAGATGGTATCATCCCAGCTTCAGCAGGCGGCTTCACGATCCGTGAAATCGGCATATTTGACGAACAAAACAACCTCATTGCAGTTGGCCAATATCCTGAAAAATATAAGCCGAAATTAGAAGAGGGCGTATCTGAAGAAACGCTAATCCATTTCGTCATTGAGACGAATAATGCAGATGTGGTGAAGCTATCCATTGACCCGTCTGTCATTATTGCCAGTAGAAAATATGTTGATGAAAAAGTAGCAGTTGTTAATACGAATTTGATGCAATTGGAAGAGGACTTTGCTACGCACTTGGACAATAACGTAAAGCACATAAACTACGCTGTTGCGAGTGGGACAAACAATTATATAGTATCTATTACTGGTATCGAATCTTTTGTAG